TTAGAGGAAGAAGTGGGAGACCTCCTTGCGATGGTTGACATTATGATGGAGAAGTGTATAATATCAGATAGTGCAGTTAATGCTGCTCGACAAGCAAAAAGAGAAAAGTTAAAGAAGTGGTCCAGTATTGAAGGATTGTAAAAATGTCTGATAATGAACTAATTGAAATTTATAATGAAATGGTAGAAATCTATGGTGACCAGATTCCGCATCCGGAACATGAACCAATTAGATTTGCATACTACGTGAAACTATACAAGACTTACCATGTCAACGCCTGAAAATATTTACATTGTCTCTGGCAATATTGCCGAGTTCAAGTATATCACCAAAAAGAAATGGGACAAATACCATGAAAAATGGGCAAAAGGTGAAAAACAAGAAATGTACCCCAACTATAAGTATGTTTCTGGTGTGGACATATTAAAAGGTCTGGCTGAAATCAAAGGCTTCTATTATGGTACTTACGAACAACGCACAGACATTGACCGAATCAAACTAGAGATAGCATTAATTAAGAGTAAACATGGAATCAGATTCGGCGCAACCCATGCCGTTTCAATTAATGGAGTTCTACAAGATGCCAGAGATTATAAAATCACATTCCAGGCATTCGCAAAAGAAACGGTCGTTGATTTTAATCAAGCGCCTCCGGCGTTTTCCAATGTTACCATAACCGAGATAATGACCGGCTCAACCCGCCACGCAACAGGCAACGGTACAACCTTTAGATTTCACTTTCCATTTTAATATATGACCGAACAAGACCAATTAACCCAAGAGATTTACCAACAGTTGCTATTGCTCTACATTTACGACCTAGAAGTAGAACTCTTGGCAGAAAAACTAAAGAACGTCAACACGGGTATTCCTCAGATACCAGTTCATTATCCATGGGAAAGATGGGTACAGGACCAGAACGACCACAGAACTTGGCCACCACAACAACCAGGATACTGGTACGGACCACCCTACAAAGTAACTTGTCAGGCCGAATAATGGGTGCGTATGACTTCATGTGGAACGCCATTCAGGCCGGTCAGATACGGGACATGGGCGAACGGGTAGAAGATTTAGAGAAGAAGGTCGAAATTCTCAAAGAATGGGTAGATTATTTACAAAGCGAATTGGAAAAGAAAAATGAAGCAAATACTTAAAAATCCAGTAAGTTACATTTTGTTCTATTTCATCATGGTCATCATTACCTTCGGTCATGCGTACCACAGAACAATAAAAGAAGAACAGAGAAGTTTTGCGGGACAACCTTACACCTTACATTATGGTATTGGTACTAGGTCGATTGAGGGATTATTTGCGGCTGCGATGTGGCCGCTCTATTGGTCAGTCCAATTACAGGAACCAAAATGAGCGAAATCTGGGAAAGGCGACACCTAATAGAAAAGGAACGCCGTGCAAAGATGCAAGAACTTATGGAAGAATACGACCGTACAGTTTACTATCCAGCAAAGACACAACTTACCCAGGATTGTGCCAAAGAAGGTCACGTGCGTGGTAAGTTCCATGACAACGGACTAGGATGGACTTGGTACTGGTGCGGCAAATGCGGTGCAGGCATTGACAAAGAAAAGACTTATTAACATGAACACAGACGATTTTTTTAACCTATCAGAAAGTGAACGCCAGTACCTTATTGACCAGCACAATAAAAGAAAGAAGGTCAAGGCCACCCGTGACTACATCAAAGAAGAACGAAAAACTCTGGATGTCAGAGAAGCAAACAACCAGATGTATTGTGACCACCCAGCCAAGAAAGAACGTTACGTTGCCCATGAGAATGAATATGGTAACCTAACCGGTGGTGGAACAACCCACTATTATTGCGAAGATTGCGGATTTAGATGGAGTGATGAGAAATGACCTACGATGAACTGGAGAGACTTTATTATATCACTAATAATCCACAGTACAAGGTTTTACAAGCTCTGATAGACATAGAGACTGAAAGGGACGAACTCTATTGGGAGAACGACAAGTTACAGAGAAACCTTGATAGTTTTGATATAGATATATGGCGATGACCGACCCTATCAAGCATTGTGACCTGTATAAGGACGAGGGATGTGCCCATGTAGACGGTTTACTCTGTAATGTAGAGACCTGTAAGGAACGTATGGAACACATGAAAGAATATTCTGAAGAATATGATGCGTATTATGATCCTCTGACCGGTGTCTGGCTAGAAGATAAGTGTAAGTACGAAAATTGTGAATATTGTGTGGGTAGGCCAGAAAAATTTATAGAAAAGATGAGTGGTGATGACTGAAATACTTTCCAGAGACCAGGCAAAATTAAAAAATATACCACACTATTATACTGGTATACCATGCGATAGTAACCATGACTCAAAACGATATACCATTAGTGGCAAATGTATTGCTTGCGAAAACATAAAATCATCAGAGTATGCAAAAAGGAAAAAACCCAACATACTACTAACTAAGGCAAAAAACAGAGCAAAACAAAAAAACTTAGAATTTAACATAGACATTACGGATATAGTCATACCAAAAAAGTGTCCTGTATTGGGTATTGACATTATCTCCGATGGTTCAAAACGGTATACAAACAATTCACCATCTGTTGACAGAATTGATAATAACAAGGGTTATATCAAAGGAAACGTTACTGTGATTTCTTACAGAGCAAACGCATTAAAAAACGATGCGACCATAGAAGAATTACAGAGAATTGTAAAATATATGAAGGACGGCCAGAAAAAAAATTTTTGAAATCCTTTTGCGGGGCCCCAGAAAATAAAAAATGGGAAAAAAGAGTTTGACCTGGTGGAGCTTTTTATTGCTAACGCTTACCCTACGGCGCCCCCCATCCTACAGCTTACTGCCAAACCAGCAAAAAAAGGGGGACCAGTGACACCACCAGTCCCCCAAAGTGACAGCCATCCAGCCGAGCCTCAAGCTGTCACAGCAGCGAATTAACCAACAGCAGCGATCCGAATAACCTTTTGCATTTTTTTGCCGTGCGCTACGTAACCAATGACGCTCACGGTTTTGTCATAGCAAGCACGGCAGTCCAGGCATTTTCCGTCCTGCTCTGGTGCTTGGCATACTGTAACACCAGCAGGCACAGCGTCACCGTTAGGCACAATGGTGCTACCATGCAGGCCAGCGGTGAAGGTGCCATCCACAGCATCAGAGCTATAGCGGACCATTACATTAGGCAATGCTTGCATGGCGGCCAACACAGCAGCGAATTTAGGGAATTTATACATGCGGGTGGGCAACCAATGCTTGGTGTTAGGTGTTGCTTCCATGATGGCGAGCATTTTCTCTGCCAAGGATAAGCTATACATATCGCCGCTATCAAACCAACGGAAGTGCTTGTCCTTTTTAAGTGCCTGGATCATATCAGCAACCCAGCCATCACGCTGCCAGTCTTGCTTATTGTCAGCACGGACTGCTTTCACAGCACCGAAGTGGTACATGCCGGTGGTGGCGTAGCAGCCAGAGCAAGCAGGGACCAATTGACCGTCAGCACCAACGGAACCTGGACAGGTCTCCAATGCCTGAAGCGACCAAGATTTTGTACCTAATTTGCTGGTTTTTGATAATTTCAACATGCTGCTTCCTTATTGATTTACTATGGAATGGAGTATACCACAACCGGTGAAAATGGCAACCTAATACTTTAGTTCTCCAGCTTCTGTATGGAGTAATATTGACCGGACACGGCACGGGTGTTATACTCCGCAGCCTTTAATTTTGCTTCCACTTCGGTCAGCATAGTGGCCACCACCCGGTCGGATTGGTATGGACGCCCACCATGGGAAGGCTGATAGTATTCGGTGACAATGACGGACCAGAGGGTTTCCATTAGAATGGTCTCCAAACGGTAAGGTCCAACAGCAACACCACCACAGCAGCGAAAAACACCAAGCGCATCACGAAAGCTTCCAACATTGTCATTGCTATTCCTTTTCAATTACTATGGATGGAGTATAACCGAATCCGGTCAGGATGGCAACCAATACCCGACCGGATGGATGGGTTATGCCTTGGCGCTTGCCTTTTTTGCCATAATAGCAGAAGCTATGGCGTTATCTTCGGCACCGTAGGTTGTAACCTTGCCTGGCTTACGGTTGGCTTTCAGAGCCTTGGCACCAACGGGGGCTGCCTGCTTCTCCAAGAGCTTTTGCAACCGTGCCTGAGCCTTTGCAACCTGTGCTGCTACACGGTCAGCCTTGGCTTGTGCCTTGGCTTCCTTTGCCTGTACCTTAGAAGCCAGCGCATTGGCACGGTTTTCAGTATACACAGCACGGAGGGTTTTCAACATGGCACGTTGGTCGGCCAGAGACAAAGCGGAGAATGATGCTTGCATTTTTACGTCCTTTTCAAATTTCATGGATGAATTGTATCAAAAACCAACTGGTTTGGCAACTGTAAACTTTAGTTCTCCAGTATGCCTTACAGCTTTTCTATACGGCAACGCCAATAGCATTCCCTGCTACCACCTTCTTCCCAGTGGTCGGCATATGCCTTGGCTTCTGCTTCGGTTGTGAAATAACGGGTATCCTCTGGATCAACCCTTTGGACCCCACAATCGTATTCCGTAACGGTTACCCTATAAACACCTGCCATATTGAGCTGCATAATGTCCTCGCTTTCTTTACTATGGTTTGGAGTATACAGGAATCCAACGGATTGGCAACCTGTAAACTTTTTTCTTACTTTGCACCGATGGAGAACCATTGTATTATATTGCCAAGGGGAGCAGGACCTGTATAATTGAACCATTCGAAAGCAGGACTGGGATGCACACGGAGCCTGGACAAGTGCCAAGGATGAATACTTTTGTTTGCAGGACTACACGGGGCCTGAGTGCTTTCGTTTCTTGGCTGAGCCTTCGAGCGTCATTTTGTTTTCATCCTGCGTGGTTTTGTAATGAATTGGATCTAAACCAGAGACTAAGACCGGATGTAATACTATGGTTTGCGATTTAGTGTGCGATTATCGAACGGGTTATCCACAGCTTATCCACAGCACTGGTTATCAACAGCTTTTGCACAGCCAAAACAATAAAAATACTTGACCGGACTGCTGTAATACTATGGTATACGGTTGCCAAAATCGCTGGTTTTTAGTATAATTCCCGCATGATACAACAAAACAACAAACCCCCAGTGCTGTTTACTTTAGAACTAACCCCATCGGAATTAGAACTATTGTATGACAAACTAAACGGATATAAACTTTCTTCTAGTATTCAGGCTAAAAGTGAGAACCTTATTCGTAATATTAATGATAAAATTATGAAGTCCACCCTATAATGTAAACTTTAGTATTCCATTGATAGGATGGATTACTTTAGTATTAGGTTGCCAGGTGTGTAGGTTTTTGATAGAATTATTGCATTGATTGATTGAAAGGTTACAAAATGCAGATATTAACACGGAATGATTACATTGCTCTGATTGTAGAGCATACTGTAAACCAAGGTTATAAGTCTACGGACTATTTTGTGAACTATATTACTAAGGTTCTGCCTGGTATGACTACGGAAGAATTACAATCTGAGTTGGATTTGTTGACGGCTGATATGTCAGACGTTTGTATTAATCCTGAATCGTCATTTAATACAGAGGTATAATATGGGTAAAATGTCAGAAATTGGTGTTACTTTGCAGGAATACTACGAAAATCTACATTCTTATGGCCATGCGGATCCGTTGGTTATGGCGTTGAAGCGTGAACTTTTAGGTTACAACAACAAGGATATTAATGATTTGGTTCGTGGTTACGACCAGGAGTTTGATGAATTAGTATTCAATAATCAGACCGAAGGTAGGTTCTGAGGTAAAAAGTATGCAGGCACTAACCTGTATACTTTAGTTCTCCAGTCAGGTAATGGAGTATTAAAGTATTCAGGTTGACGTTCAGGTAAAAACCTGTATAATTGGCAACATTCAAAAGTGAGGTAAAAGATATGACAGTTCGCATTATGACAGAAGCAGAAGGTTTCGAATCATTCGACATTATGTTGGATGATTGTGAAGGCGAGGTAACGATTTGTGGTTACACCTATTCAGCATCGGAAGCATTTAAGCGAGTTGATCCTATTGCATACCGTCAGGCAGCGATGGATTGGTTTGATTCTATGGCCGAAGATGGTGAATATTTTGTCGAAGGTTACACCGACAGCGAGGTAGAATAAATGAACGATTTTGCTTTTCAAAAATTTGCGTTGATCCAATCAGTTATTGACCAGATTAAATTGGATTTGGCCAATAATGACGAAACAGCGATTGAAGAAATGCTGGCTCAGTTGGATAATGAGGTATTGCAGGCATATTTGCCAGAGGTAGAACAATGAACGAAAAATATTGGTTTGCACGTGGTTATTTTGATGGTCGGAGTTTAGGTACGACAACCGAGAATTTTGACGGTTTCCCTGATTTTCTGATGGTTGCATACAAGCAAGGTTATGATGCAGGTATAACCGATTATTGTTTTGATATTGATGGTGAGGTGTAATAATGGGTTGGAATAAAGACGGATCAACGGTCAAAGGTTTGTATTTGTCGGAATACCCTGTGACAGGTAAGGTTATAGAATCACGTGTCAGGTACGGCGGTTCAGTATCTTATTGGGTAGAATTGACCGAGCCATTTTATATGCGTGGTCAGTTACGTGAGCAGGTAATTCTGGATGAAAATCAAGTAATTGCAGATTTTGGAGTATTAAATGAAGCGGAAGTTTGATATTGAAACCATTGATATTGAAATTACCCATTTTGTGAAAGCAACCAAAGGTTCTGCTGAATGTGGTGAGTATTTACTAACCCAATTGGCGGTTATTGTAGCAGAATTGCCAAAGCGCAAGCAAATTGAGTTTTTGAATGGTTTAATTAACGCAAAACAGGAAATGGCATGAATATTACCACAATCCGTGACAATTTGGTTAATACTATTGCTGGCAAGGAACGGTATATGGCCGAAATTGATTCGGTCAACGCATTGGCTATTTCTTCTGGAGAAGCAATGGCATTGAACGCAACCTACAAATTCTTGGCTATCAATATTGCTGAATTAAAACGGATTTTGGCTGATATTGAACAATGTATGGAATTGAACAATGAAATGTGAGCAAATCTGGCAACCTAACTTTGATGACAGCAAGAGCATTAAAAAAGGTTATCTCTGGAAATGTTATTGCTGTGGTCGTGTCCGTAAAACTACACCGGAAAGTATGAAATGAATGAAAGAATAAAAGACCTGGCATTCAAAACTGGTTTTATCAGTAAAAGGACCAATGGTGATGAATGGCGATGGGGTTATATTGACCCTGAACTATCGGCCAAGTTGGAAAAGTTTGCCGAGTTGATTGTTCGGGAATGTGCCTTACAATGTGTCCATAATGAAGATATGGACTTGATTGAGAAACATTTTGGAGTTGAAAAATGAATGATTTTAATGGAAACCCATTGGCCATTGGTGATACCGTTGCAGTATTACCACCACACTATCGGTGCATGGTCAAAGGCACGGTTGTTGGTTTTACACCCAAACAGATTGTGATTGAATATTACCCCCACTTTAATAGTGTGGCATTCAGGGATAAACCCATGATTACCCGCCGTGAACCTGGTTATGTTTGTAAAATGATTGAAGGAGTAAAATGATGGAAAATGTGAATACAACTTTTTGGGACATGATGTTGTTTGAATTGCAAGGCAACAAATTCAATAATTTTGGTTTGAACGTATTGGCTCAAACCCAATGTGGTGAAGTCAAAGGCGCCGTTGTGCATGACCTATTGACCCAGCGATTATACGTACCGACCAAGTCGGAAGTGTTTGCTTCGCTGTAATAGTTGACCGGAATGGTTGTAATACTTTGGTATTAGGTTGCCATTCCTACGGAAACCTGTATAATATACCCATATTGATTGATTAGGAGTGACTATGAATTTTGTGAAAGATGGCAACCCATCCACCTCTGCCTTGTATCTGGTCGACCGTGACAAGCAAGGCAAAGCATACCGTTGGTACAATGCAGAAACCGATGCGTGGGGTATGTGCGGCCTTGATATGAACGAAGCATTAGACAACAAAGACAAAACCGCCGTTGGTTTCTTCCCATGGTGCGGTCCATTGACTGGTCCTAAGTTTGACGCAAAATCACCAGTCCATGTTGTATCTGATGACACACCAAAGGCCAAACCTGTCAAGGTCAAGGCAGCCAAGAAACGCATGGCCAAAGCCAAACTGGTTGTTTCCCAAGTAGGTAACACCAAGGTAGGCTCTATTGTCAAAGATTCAGGTAAGGTTATTCACCCTGACGGTACCGTGTTCTATCGTGCTGACCGTAACAAGTGGATTGCCATGTGGGCAGGTAAGCAAGAAGCTGCACGTCCAACACCAGAAGCCTGCTTGGCATTCTTAAAGAAGAAATACAACTTTGATGGTATCGTGTTGAAATAATATGACCACCCTTGTGTTATTAATCTTGGCCTTGATGGTGTTATGTAATATCGGCATCCTTGTGTGGTTTCAAATCAAATCAAGGCAGGCCGATGAAGCATACGATAAGGCAATTGAAGAAATTTACAGGAGAAAATGATGGGTTTAGATATGTTTGTTTGGCGTGTAAAAGCCAATGATGCCATTGATGATTTTACCATTCGTCCTGAAAAAGAACGTGAACATGAATTAGATGAATTGTGGTACTGGCGTAAGCACCACGACCTGCATGGTTGGATGGAAAACCTATATCGTTTCAAAGGTGGTACCAAAGAATCATTTAATTGTGTACCTGTTCGGTTATATACACAAGATTTGGATGAATTGCAGCTTGATTTGATGCGACAAAATTTGCCAGAAACCACTGGTTTCTTCTTTGGTGATAATCCACCAGATGTTGATTCATTGGCCAATGATTTGAAATTTATCCAAGCAGCACGTGATGCGATTGCTGCAGGTGATGCTGTTTATTATGATTCATGGTGGTAATATGATTGATGTGATTCATTTGGTAGCCAATGTCTTGTTGTTGATGATTGGTATTGTTTTCGCTGCATGGGGTTCCAATTGGAATTCACGTATGTTAGGTTTGGCCACCACCATCATGGGTGTGTTGGAGTTGTTGGTTAATATAGGATTAGTGAAATGAAAAAGTTATTTGTGTTGTTGGCATTATTGGCAGGCACCGCTAATGCAGGTTTGGTTAGTTCTATTGCAACGGCAGATTGGCCAACTAAAAATACAAAGAAATATAAACTTGATATGTATGGTTATGACGCTCGTGCATACGAGTTTGAAACCGACAATGGTATGAAATGTGTTGCTGTATTCCCAGGTGGTTCAGCAGTTGGTTGGCAAATGGAGTGTTTACCAAAATGAAAACAGAGACCGAACTGATTAGAAGTTATATTCGTGTGCTAAACGATTTGAAAGAATTGGGTTATACAGTTAGTCCAACTGACAACGCATTTTACATTCACAATAAAAAAGGCACCATTGTTGGTGATACATTTACTGTTGATGGTTTGCGTGGTTTTGCACAAGGCATACAATGGTCAAATGACCAAATAGCAGGAGCATTGGTGTGACCGATGATGAAATGAAGGCATTTATTGATGCTGCCAGTTATGAGCAGTTGTTGCAAATGAATCGGTACGAACCACTTGGCAGTCCATGGATGTGTGGTGAAGTTGGTCAACACTTTTCGCACCGATTTGAGGAACTACGGTCAACCATGACACACGGTGAATTGGTTGGTGCATCCAAAGCTGTTGGTTGGGATGGATAATGCAAGGACACAATTTCAACCGTACCATGCACGCCAAAGGTATGTTTGTATATTGTGGACGATGTGGTCTCATTAGATTGGGTAACAGAGCAACACAAAAGGCCATTAACAAACCATGCCAAGGCCTACGTGATTTAGATGATGAAGAATATTTGAAATTGAAAGGCAAGAAATGACCGAACGCAAGTTACCTTTTGAGTGTATGATTTTGGATGATGCACCAGTTGAAGTTAAGAACCCATTTAGTGGTGCATCGTGTATGTTAGAACCTGATGCTGTTGCTGTATATGATTGTATCACTGGTGCCAATATCACTGGTGATTATAAAACCGTTCGCAAAGGTTTGGATTGGTTCCGTAAGTATTTCCCTGAAGAATACATGGTGTTGTTGGATTGATATGGTTGAAACAATTTTGGAGAATGAAATGAACCAATTGAGCACAGTTTGTTATGATGAGGGTTTTGAAGATGGTTACACCACTGGTGAGAACCTGAACCCATATATCTACGATACGTTTGAGTTTATTCAATATGAGGAAGGTTACACCAATGGCCTAAACCAATACATTCGTGAGAATGATTTGGATGATGGTCAACCAACCGAACAGGCCGAATGGCATGACTTTGATCCTGATTGTTAAGGAATAATATGTGGAAATGGATATACATGATGATTCACCCATGCCGCCACAAGTGGGAGATATTTCATACCATTAAGGTGTTTGAAACTGATTATTCACAAAAACCATGTGAATACAAATTTGTGTTGAAGTGTGCCAAGTGTGGTGACCTGAAGAAAAAGGTTGTGTGATGAACAAGCGAATTAAATATCTTGTTGAACAGGCTACAACCGTTGTTGAAGGATGGTCGGATGAAAATGGAACAACACGTTATTACGAATTCAATAAAGAAAAGTTTGCTGAGTTGATTGTTCGGGAATGTAGTAAACTTAACAATCAATTTATCGGTCGCCGCATTGGTGAGATTGATTTGGATATGGTGTATAAAGAGCACTTCGGAGTTGAAGTATGAACAAACGAATTCAAGAACTTGCTGAACAGGCTGGTTATACCGAAGCATACTACTATTCTGACGATGGTCCTTTTATTCCAGCGGAATTCAACAAGCAAAAGTTCGCTGAGTTGATTGTGAAAGAGTGTTTGTCAAAGATTGAAAATGAGGCAATGCAATACTCTGAACCAGTTTGGGCTTTTGAGTTGGTCAATGATATTAAAGACCATTTTGGAATTGAAGAATGAGTGAACGATTGATTTTCGTATTCGGTTCCAATCTTGCTGGTCGGCATGGTGCTGGTGCAGCCAAATGGGCACTAGAAAACAAGGGTGCCATATATGGCCAAGGTATTGGTATGCAAGGTGATTCATATGGCATACCAACCAAGGATGCCAATATTGAAACATTGCCATTACCTAGCATTAAGATATTCGTGGACTATTTCATGGAGTTTGCCAGGAACCATCCCCACTTGAAATTTCAACTAACACCTATCGGATGTGGTCTAGCAGGTTATACGCCTGACCAGATTGGTCCTATGTTTAAGGGTGTATCTGATAACGTGGTGGTGCCTGATGAATTCAAGGCATACGTTTAGGTATACCACAACCACGGCTTGCCAATGGTATTCATTCATGTATAATCCACGGTGTAGCCCCTTTGATGAGAATTGATATGGAACTTTTAGATGTATTATGGTTTACCAACAAGAATGGATGTGTTGGTATTGCCCAAACGATGGACCATTATGATGGTGTTGCTTATTACATTAGTGCCGTTGAAGGCCTGAATGTAGAGAGTGACAAAAAGTATATCATGGAATGGGGTGCAAGATTCTCCAAAGAAGCTGGTGATGTATTGTTTGGTGATGATCCATTACGGAATGGTAATGCTGTGCAAATGCCAATGAATGAAGAACAGGCACGATTGATGTATATTTTGGGTGGCCGTTATCTCGGCATTTTGAAAGACGATGTGAAGGACAATGAATAATGTTTGAAAATTTTGATAAAGATGGTGTGAGTTACACGGTTAACCATGCTGCGGTGATTAAATCCAAAGATTCTTTGGCCGTCACAAAGTTATTGGCTGTTGATTTGATGGCACGTCCATATATGCAGGTTGGTGATTTCTTTCAGAAAATCTCTACTGCTGATTTGAATACATTGATGGAAATTATTGGTGGTAATGATGGTATTCATACCAATCCACAATTTGGTGAGCTTATATTGATTGCTGAAATGTTGGCAACAGCAGAAGGTCTATCCAATTCAGAGACTATTGACATGATGACGGATCGTGCCAACCAATTGATATCATTCATTTTGATTGTATCATTGGAACGTAAAGGCTTGGTCAAAGTGCATTATAATAATATGTCCTTTGGTGAGGAATATGGTGATAAAATTGTTGTGGAGAAAATCTAATGACTTGGCGTAAAAAAGAAATTGCAGAAAAAGTGGAACAAGATAATGAAGATATAACACCAGAGATTGTGTTTGCACCTGGTTGTTTCGACCACTTTGATGGCACCCAGGAAGAATTGGACGCATTGAAGGATGAGATTCTTGCAATGTTTGCTGGTAAGACAACCAAAGAGATTATGGCAGAATCACGGGTGATGGATGTGGAAGATATTATGGAGTTGCCTGAAGAAGTGCAACAACAAATTGCTGACACCTTGAATGGTGTTGATATTACAAGAAAGTTACATTGAAAAAGGTTTTTGATTTTTTGGACAAATGGTTAAGTCCAACAAAACCAGTGAGTGATGGTGAGGACGTTGCTGATACATTGGTGTTGTTTGTTATCATTTGTTTTTTATTGGTGGTTGCATTAAAGTGAGGTTATTATGATTGGTTTGTTTTTTGCTTTGGTTATTGCCATGTTTATTGCCGGTGGTGTTTGGTTTGTTCTTAATCAGAAGTCACTTGGTATCTTGGCAGGTTTATGTTTCTTTATTGTGAGTGTTGTGTTTCAATCATTCACCGTTATTAGTGCAGGCCATACTGGTGTGCAGGTTACATTGGGTGAAGTAAATCCCGTTGCGTTGACTGAGGGTGTCCACTTTGTAAACCCAATCAGTAATGTTAAAGATGTTGATGTGCGCTTGCAGCGTTCTAATTTGAATAACGCATCCGCTGGCACAAAAGACTTGCAACAAGTTCATACTGATATTGTAATTAACTATCGTATGACTGCAAGCAAAGTACCACATATCTATAAAGAATTTGGTCTTGATGTTGACACAAAGGTTCTTGGACCTGCAATGAATGAATCATTCAAATCTGTGACTGGTCATTATACAAGTGAAGAATTGGTAACAAAACGTCAAGAAGTATCTGATGCGATTCAACAACGATTGACAGAGAAACTTGCACCGTTTGATATTACCGTATCAAATATTAGTTTGGTTAACTTTGGATTCTCTAGTGCATACCAACAAGCAATTGAACAAAAGGTTATTGCTACACAACAAAAGCAAAAGGCTGAACAAGACTTAGAACGTATCAAAGTTGAAGCTGCATCACGTATTGCACAGGCAAAGGGTGAAGCTGAAGCGATTGCAATTCAAGCACAAGCGATTCAATCTAATGGCGGTCAACAATACGTATCACTACAATGGATTGATAAGTGGGATGGTAAATTGCCTCACACCGTTGTTGGTGCTGATTCTAAAGCATTGATGAGTATTGGTAAGTAAGGAGTTATTATGGATTTGGAATTAAACTACGCTGAAGATTTTACATTGAATTCAGCATTGATGTTTTTGTTAGGCCAACCATGGAATATTGACCATGATATCTGTCACCTTGCGGAGAATGAGGGATTAGACGGAGACCTGATTTGGTTGACCACAAGAGTCCTATTTGGTCCTGCCACCGTCCATCTTGCTACAGGCCATTCAGTATAATGCATACCACAGCATACAATATTGGTCGTGTGTTCTTTGAAACGTATTGTAATGGTGATTTAACCGTTGTTGATATTGGTTCACAGGATGTAAATGGTACACTAAGGGACCATGCAGGTCAAAATATCAAATATATTGGAGTTGATTTTGCTGAAGGTCGTGGTGTTGATGTTGTATTGACCGATCCTTATAAATTTCCAATTGAGGATAATATTGTGGACCGTGTTGTATCTTCATCCTGTTTTGAACACTCTGAAATGTTTTGGATCACATTCATGGAAGGTATGCGTATACTTAAACCTGATGGTGTGATGTATATCAATGCACCTGCAATGTGGGAATATCATGGATTTCCAACAGATTGTTGGAGATTCTACCCTGGTGCTGGCAAGGCATTAGAGACATGGGCCAGATACAATGGATTGAATTCGGTATTATTGGAAACTTATTTGATGGATTCCGGTGAAACCAATAAAGATTGGGTTGGTATATACCTGAAAGATGCACAATATCGTGAAAAATACACCAAGACAACATTGGAAGTATTCGGATCCGTCCAAAGGACATCCGTAATATCTGACTAAAATGCTTGAGAACTAAAGTATTAGGTTGCCATTTCCGTTGGTTGTGTTAGAATACTTGTATTGATTGATTAGGACACACACATGACACAAGTTACCTTCGTTAATGGCAAGTATCAAGCAGTTATCAACGGCAAAACTGTTAAGCGCACCAAAAAGGAACACATGGATTATGTGTTGCGTAAAGCTGGTGTGCAAGCCACCGCTGCGGAAGCATCCGCACCACAAGAATCCCGTTTCTCTATCAACGAGCGTTTTGGTTTCGTTGCTGATATGGTTACCATGCTTGCCAATGGCGCACAGGCATCCGTTGTTGTGACTGGTCCTGGTGGTCTTGGTAAGTCATTTACAGTTAACCAATCGTTGGTCGCCAATGGTTTCAAGGATATTTCCACATTGGAAGCATTAGAAGTTGGTGCTCGTATCAACACAACAAAATCCTTCCGTGTTATCAAAGGTTATTCTACACCTAAAGGTTTGTACCGTCTATTGTATGAAAACAAAGATGGTGTGTTGGTGTTTGATGATTGTGATTCCGTATTGAAAGATCCAGTATCGTTGAACCTGTTGAAAGGTGCATTGGATTCCTATTCTAAGCGTATCATTTCATGGCGTGCTGATATTCGTGATGAAGATTTACCTACATCATTTGAATTCAAAGGCCGTGTGGTGTTTATCTCCAATTTGGCATCATCACAAATTGACCAAGCAATTATCACCCGTTCAATGGCCGTGGACCTGTCCATGACCAAGGCTCAAAAGGTTGAGCGTATGCGTTACATTCTTGGCACCAATGAATTCATGCCTGAGTTTAGCAAGACTGTCAAAGATGATGCAATGGCCTTGATTGACCGTTTGCAAGATTCTGTAAAAGAATTGTCTTTGCGTACCTTGATTCAGGTAACAAAAATCCGTCAGAGTGCAGGTGCCAATTGGGCAAACCTTGCAGAATACACAATTTGTGGTTAATTATGAGTGATACTTTTACTAAAAAATTAATGGAAGCATTTCCACTAATGTATAATGATGATACAAGTATATGGATTGACCATGGATGGGAACGAATTGTATTTGAATTATCACAATCTATTCAGGACCATATTGACCGTACCAATTCACGGCAACAATGGTTGGTTGACAATGGTCACCAATTGACTGCTGTGGTTGTAGAACAGGTTGTGGTTGCACAAATTAAAGAGAAGTTTGGTGGCCTACGTTTCTATTATGATGGTGGTGATGATTACGTTTCAGGCCTAGTTGATATGGCCGAAAGATGGACAGAAGCTACTTGTGAGGTATGTGGCCAACCTGGTCGTTTGCGTTCAGGTAGTTGGTTGAAAACACTTTGCGATAAACATTATGATGAATCTAAAAAATCACACTAAGGCATTATTGGCCACGATAGGAAGTATTGTGGCCTTTTTTGTATTCTTGGTTTTATTGGCATGGTTTGCAAAATACATTGTTATAGGTTTGATTCTCACAATGGTTGCCACTTTACTTTGGATGTTGTATAATTTGTGGTACAATCACTTTGAATATAGGAAAAACAAATGAAAGTCGTAATTAATAAATGTTATGGTGGATTTGGATTGTCCAAAGAAGCCTGTGAAGAATATGCAAAAGTCAGAGGTCTATCGTTAGGTGAGTGGAACGAAACATGGGGACACTATGAACATGGTGAATTTTATGACCGTGAGATTGAACGAAATGATCCTGCCTTAATTGATATCGTTGAACGATTGGGTGAAAAGGCCAATGGAAATTATGCCAAGCTAACCATTGTGGAAATTCCTGATAATGTGGATTGGTGTATTGAAGAATACGATGGCAATGAATGGGTTGCCGAATCACACAGAACTTGGGGTTAAGTATGACAAACATGGTATTGATTCGTGGTCTGCCTGGTTCAGGTAAGTCCACTATTGCAAAGAACTTGATTGGTTGGTATTGGCACCTTGAGACTGACCAATTTTGGATGGTTGATGGTGAATACAAGTTTGATGTGTCACGTATCAAAGAAGCACACCAATGGTGCCAAGATAAAACACGTGAAATGTTGAATCGTGGTCAATCTGTGGTTGTATCTAATACATTTACCACAGCATTTGAACTGATTCCATATTTCGATATTGCAAAAGAGTTTGGCATTCGGCCACAGGTTATTCTATGCCAAGGCCAATTTGGTAACATTCACAATGTACCTGTTGAAGTGGTGGAGAAAATGGCCGCACGTTTTGAATACAATGTGGATCACCTGTGGGCTAGATTGTTATGAACGACAATATCCGTGCTGGTGCAGATATCCATGCAGGTGATGGTGGATATTCTATTGGTGATGAAGAAGGTTACAAACGAATGGTACGCCAACGGTCTGAGGCCTTGGCGATATCGTTGTTTGGTAAGGAGCTTGCCGAAAAGTGGTGGACAACCTATAATAAGGCATTCAAGCATACACCAGAAGCACAATGGGAATTGGAGTACCGTGTGGTGTATCATTACTTGATGCAAGGTGTAACTGGAGAATTTTCGTGAATGAACGAATTCGAGAACTTATCAGACAAGCTGATTTTATTGATACGGAACTATTAAGCGAATCACAAACCATAATGCTTGAAAAGTTCGCCGAGTTGATTGTTGATGAAGTGTATGACTACATTCTCAATGCCACTTTTGATGATGAACCTTGGCCAGACCGCAAAGACGTAAAGAAACATTTTGGAGTTGATGAATGAAAGATGAAAACATTTATGGCCTGTATGAAATGATGGATGATTTTGCCACATTAACATACTTAAAAGGTAATGCATATGATAAACATAGTCTCAGCATTTACCAAGAGGCATTGGAACGTGTGCGTGAATATGGCCGTGGTATTGTTGAAACAGAGGTTAAACACCGTCAATATGCTGAATTGAAGCAACGTGTGTTTGAATTTGAAACACTACATCCTGAAGTTAAGAATGTTTGATTATCACGATGCAGTCAGAGAAATGCACAAAGGTAATGTTGTGCAATATGTTGGCACCGTAAACGGAAATGTAATGACCGATAAGGGTGCCAAATTCTGTATGTGTCGTGCGGTTATATTTGTTTATCAGGATGGTGTTGTGCAATGGGATAGGTTGGGTTGTATGTTATATGATCCTGATTTTCGTTATGAATTAACTGGTGAAACTGTTGACACACGAACGTGGAAGACAAGGGTTTACCCAGAGATTAAGGTTGTTTGATGTTTGTATTTGATGTGGAAACACTTGGTAAGAAATCTGATTCAATCATTCTATCAATGGCTGCAATCTATTTCAATCCTGATGAGCGACCATCACCACAACAAATGCGTGATGATGCTTTCTTTGCCAAGTTCAACGTTATGGACCAACATGAACGATTGAAACGCCATGCAGGTAAGTCCACTATGGAATGGTGGAAGAAACAATGCGACAATGTGCGTAAGGTTTCATATGAACCAAACAAGATTGATTGTTACTTTGAAGATGGTTATGAAGCCATGCGTAAATGGGCAGAATCAAAGAATGATCCAAAGTGTTGGGTATGGGCAAGAGGAAATTTAGACCAATTGGTGTTGGATGATATTGAAGAACAATGTGGTTTGACACCAATATGGTATTTCAATCGTTGGCGTGATGTGAGAACTGCTGTTGATTTTCTATACAACACACAAGATGGTTA